CAAAGAAAGAGCAAGTAAGCATGATGAGCGATCAGATAAGAAAAACCAAAGAGCTATTAGAACTGACGGTGGTAACCAGGAAGACGATTATAAAGTTGACTTAGGAAAACAAGGATTCAGTAGAGAATTAGGAGAAAAATAATAATTAGAATGATATGAGTGAGGCAGAACTTATTACAGACATACAAGATGAAATCACATTCTCAGGAATGCTTCCATATTCACTACCGGAAAAGGAAATAAAGCGTATTATTGCAATTGATGCAGCTTTCTTTTATGATAACTGGAGATATGCAGTAGAGTCTAAATATCTATTGCTACCAAAAGCAATGTTTAAAACCGATGAATTTAAGAACGGTAGACAAATATTAATGCCAGACTGTGTACAATTTATGGTTGAATTAAAGGAAGCGAAAGGTGGATCAATATTTGCATCAATTGATAGAGATTTCTCTGAAGGTAAATTCATGGGATCGGAAGTATTTCTTACTCCATTCATGGGAGAATCAATCATGTATAGAACAATCATGTTCTCATTCCTAGATTTAACCAAGGGGATGATATTAGATACTATTGCATATGACTACAATAAGAATACAAAGTTATTAGGAGTTGTAGGAAGAACACCTAAGGTTGATGCAGTAGCTAAGGTATTTAAGAAGATTCAGATTGATAAGTTATATGACGATGAACTTTTTCAACGACACGTTCGTGCTAGAGCCAAAGTTAGACTAGCTCATATGTTGCAAACATTTAATTACCAATTACCAGGAGACGTTACTATTAATTATCAAAGCATGGTGACTACTGCTGAAAAGGAAATGGAAGACGTTGCTACTATGATAAAAGGAGAAAATACAACAGATTGGATGTTCCTCGTTCACCAATAATCTAAATATACGAATAATATAATGTACGAATTCGAAGGTAAAACTAGAAGATATTATCCAGACATTTATATTATATCTGAGAATAAAATAATAGAAGTTAAGTCTAAGTATACATATGAATCTGACTTGGATAATAACATAGCTAAAATGAATGCTACAGTATTAAATGGAATGAGTTTTGAGTTCATGATTTTAGATAAATAATATTATATGGAAAGAAACGTTAAGTTATATATTAACTAATGACAAATTAATAAATCACTTTATGAAAGATGATTTTAGAGAGTTATTAGATGATGAAGCTAGGAACGCACTTAGTGAACTACTTTACATTGATAAATAATATATGGAGAATATTAGAGACTTTTACATGAGATCATCAAATGATCCAAAATACCAACCATATCAAGTTGAAGTATATGACGAGATAGAGGCAAGTATAAATCAGGTTAAGATGACTTTACTTACAAATCGTGGTGAAGTATTAGGTGAACCTAATTTCGGAATAGAATCTGAAAAATATCTATTTGAATTCGAACTTGATCCATTTAAATTAGCAGAAGATGCTAACACTCAGATTTCAAAATATGTAGGTGAAGCTAGAAAAAGAAGAATCTCGGCTAAACCGCAATATATCACAGATGAAAAGGATCGAAAGATTTACGTACTGTCTGTTACGATCGATGGACTAAGATCCCCATTCGCAGTATTATATGATTAAAATAAAAAAGCCAATCATTGGATTGGCTTTTTTATTATTTGCTTTTTATATTTTTAATTAATAGTTCTAAGTAATCAATTAATATGGGTCCCTAGATCTGATCTATTTCCCTTACTCCTCTATTGCTGATGGTTATATACATAGAGTCTCTATCATTTCCTTCAATTACAAAACTACTATGCTTCATAATATCACCCCTTCATATCAATTTTATTTGCAGATACCTATATCTCTACTATATTAGAGTATACCGGAATTAAGTTATTTTTCTTCGTTAATCATATCATGTGTATTATAAGCTACCTTCTGCTCCAACTTCTCCTCCTTCGATAGTTTCTCCACTTCCGCCTTCGGCTTCTGCTGATGATGCTACTGGTGCGGCTGATTCTCCTCCTGATACGGGTTGTATATCAGCTGGTGTTCCTTGTGCTGCTTCATCTGTCTCCATTTCAAACCACTTTTTATTTGCTTGTATTTCGTCTTCTGTCATTCTTAACTCTTTACGAACTAAATACTCAGTAGAGTAATACGGTGTTCCATCATCTTTAAGAACTCCTTTTTTAGCGGTAAATGATGCAATACGCTTAGCTTCCAATTCGTTCTCTTTCATCTCTTCGAAAACGTTATCATTGTGATATGTTATACCAATTGCATTCTTAAATTTGTAATCGTCTTGTAGATCTGGAAAATCCATACACATTTGTAAATACCAAGGTTTTACTATTAATTCAGAATATGCTGAACGTAATCTCTTGATAAATTTCTGATATCTAATTTCCTCTCTTGTAATACCTTCAGCATTTAAAGTGAATGCTCCCATTCCAGATTGACCTTCCCATCTTGAATAAGGAATCTTAGAATCCATTTTCAATTTCTTAGTGAAATATCCAAGTAATTCAGAGTTGGATAGATTAGGTCCAGGAAATTGTAATGCTTCTATCGAGATAGATTGGTTTTGATCATTTACTGGAGTTACGTAGTTCTTATAGAACATGATGTTTGGCTTACCGTCAACTGTTAACTCTCCAGTATCACCATTAAAAAATACATCCTCTTTTAATAGGTTCATAAATTCTTTAACATCTTCTTGTGCCTTTTGAAAGGATTTAGATCCTGTTGGAACTTTGGTTTGTAATCTAATTGGCGCATTCATAACATGCCATATTACTTTACTATGCTCCAATATTCTTAATAAATTAAAGGATCTAATTAATCGTTCAACAAAACTAACTCTCTTAGTTTTAAAATGATTTGAATATGATACATAGATTACTTGTGAATCTGATAGTACTTTAGTTGATCCATTTGAAGGATCATATTGAGTCCATTGTAAATACATTTTTCCCTTAGCATCTTTATTAAGTTGTGGTGCTATACTTGCAGGATCTAATTCTTTAAATCCGATAACTTTCTTAGGTTTTTCTGGATTATCGTATATTATCTCAAAACTTAAATGTCCTTCGATCAAGAATTGATATGCAAATTGCCATGCTGCTATTCCTTCCGAGAATCCCCATGAATTGTAAATCTCTTCAAAGTTACTTTGATACTTCTTAACAATATCATCCTGGTAATTTAGTCTTTCGGTTTTATTAGAACCCTTAAACATTATTTTACCAGTTAAATCAGTTGCATAACAGAATCTATTCTCCTCACTATATACAACCATATCGTCTGCTATGGTATCAAGAATGAATTCAATTTCACCATTAGATGCGATGTCACGAAGACGTTCTCTCTTAACTGTATAATCTAGTTGAAAGAACGCAATTGCTTTTGTTCTTAGCTGTGACGTAGTATCTGCCAATGCCATTGAGAACTTTAAAAGTTCGTTGTTTCCGTTCGTAGTAGTTCTTGAAGCCAATTGACTTTCGATAAACCCTATCGCTTTGGAATTTTTAAGTAGAAGGTCATCATATCGTGTACCAAACTTACTTAACGCTGATAGTGCACTGCTTGTTGCACCACTTCTATTATCGCCAAATCCTGCCATGTTATCTTAATTGTTTATTTTCAAATTGTGTAAATATGCTAGAGATGTCAAATGCACCATTAGCAAATGCTAATCCGGTTGTATCAATATTAGCTTGAGGTAATTCCCCAATATGATCCCAATCCAAAAGTTTAGCTCCTGTAATCTTATCTAATTTATATCCGCTGATTGCAAATCCTAATTTAAATCCTGTTAAATCTTCCAACATTTTAGGAGTTATCCCAAACATTGGTAAGTTCATTCGTTTTCTGTCTTCAATTGTCTTCAACTCAGTATCATCATCCCATAATCCTAATCGATCAAGGTTCTGCTCTATTAAATTAATATGAGCAACTATTAATACCTCTCTGTATTTAGGTGGAATAACTTTAAGATTTAGTATAAGTGCAGTTGTTTTCCAGTTTGGATGTGCAAATATTAATCCCATAGGATTTAAATCGAAATACGGTCTATTTGTAATATATTGGGATGGATCCTCTTTCCAGTCTTCTTCTGAATTAGGAATCCATCCGGTGCTTAAGTTAGGTAATTGAATTTCGAGCATATAGTAATGTCCTGGCATAATGTCAGATCTACTAATACTGGTTCCATATAATTGCATAGATTGGGAGAAGTTTCTTTCTCTTCTATTTGTAGCTATATCCTCTAATTTTTTCATTTAATTCTTTTACATCTTTGCGAACAAAAAGTTCTCTGTTATTATTCCAAATCTCATGTTATGTGCGATGGCATACGCCTTAGCTGCTTTGAACTTATCGGTATTTACAACATATGCTTTAGCATGAGATACAAAACTGCGTGTCTGGTTTTCTGTCATTCTCTGTGGAGTCTTAGGAGGAAGTATATACTTATTAGGTTTTACTTCAATTAACCATTCTTTCTCAACACCATTTGCATTACGAGTTTTCATATATCCATCTACCCAGTATTTAGCTTGGCGTTTATCTATACTGTGCCAGTAATCTATTCCTAATGGTTCACTTGCATATTCAATAACCATTGGATTCTCATCACAGAACTTAAAGAATTTAAATTCCCATCCTGATCTGTATATAATTTGTGTAACGTCTCCCTTGTATTTAGCAGGATTCTTAGGAATATAATATCCCTGTCGAATTCGCTTTCCGATTCTAGGCTTTAGAAATGTTTTTATATTTTTGTCCTTATTACTCATATATACTTATTTATCAATAAAAAGCCCTCGATTAAGAGGGCTTTTTATTGTTGTTATACAATAAGGGGGCGTTAATATAAATCCGACCAATTATTTTTCGAATATTCTATTGCTTCGTGTAGTGTTATGTCTTTGTCGTCAGATTGAGCTCGATACATACCATATATAAACACGGCAGTTTGTTCCTCATTTAAGTCTTTAATCTCATTCATCAGTTCCTTTATACTCGATGTAACGTTTCCTAAAGTAACTGGATCCTTAGACATTTAATTTGTTCTCAATAAATGAATCAGCTTCTTGAGGGCCGAGTTTTCCTTTTTCTACCAATTTAACTATAAGTGCTGATATTGCAAGATGTTCTCCTCTTTCTCCATCAGGTACATCAGCTTCATTTCTTTCAAATGCTTTCTTAAGATCTTCGAATGCCTCTCTTGCACATTCTTCAACATCTTCTTCTGATCCAACAATATCAACTAGTGCGTTAAGTATGGTTTCATCCATATCCATTTCAACTTCAGCATTTTCGTTAATTTGACTGGCATCAAATGATGCAAATGTAGTATATAATCTATTCATGATGATTAAGCTTTTTATTATTTATTTTGACTATACGAACAATAAGTCAAATATAGATTGAGAGAAATTACTTAGAACGATCTCATTAAACTCTTCGTATGATTTTCTGTCTCCCATCTTATCATAGAAATTAAATAAGTTATTAATATCCTTTATGTCATTAATTGCACCTCGATGTTTAGGATATTGTTTTCGTAATTCACCTATTAATTTAGACCACAGGAATACTGAATATCCGTCCTGTAATAGTTTGAATGTTTCTTTCTTTCCCGCATCATCATTGTCGAATAGTATACGGGCATTCTTCTTAGATACTAATGTACCAAGTACATTTTTACTTTTAGTCACCCCAGTGGTGGCTATTGAGTTATTCAAAAACATAGCATCGATCTGTCCTTCCAATACAATAATAGGCTCATTGAATTTTATGTTAAGAATATTAAAGTAACTATTTACTATATCTATCTTAACTATTGTCTGTTCATCAGCTACTGAGATTAACCCATTCTTAATGAATTGAGAATAATTTTTAATATCATACTTAGGTCCAGTATAATTTTCGTCAATTCGACGCATTGATAATCCAAGAACTCTACCTGATCTTAAATCTAGATTAAAGATATAGATTTTGTCCATCCTGCTATCATAATAACAGGACTTTGCAAAAGCTGGTAATTCCATTAGGTTTCTACCTCTAATATATTTACCAATCACTGACTCCTCCGGAGCATCAATACATGGTTTTAGAAAAAATCTATCTGCTAGTTCTTTAAAGTCAATGAGAATATTCTTGACTTTTGGATTCATTAAGAATTCGATTAATGCTCCTTTTTTAGATACGGTTTCAATTTTTGCTTTACATACTCCCTCTGATAATTTAGGAATGGGTAACGAATATTTCATTGCGAATTTCGCAATGAAATTATTAAGTTTTGTAAACTTTAAACATCCATCATTGAAACATTTATAAGTTGATGATTTTAGAAATAAGTTTCCTCTTTTTTTACCAACGTCTTTTTCTGAATCTCCACAATATGGACATGCAAAATTAAGCTTATCATCGTCATCATTAATATGCTGCTTAAATTTATTTCCAGGAAATACATTCTTAAGTACATCACCTACAAAATCGACTATTAGATAATTGCTTTTTGTTTCCATCATTGTTTAAGTGTAGCCTTTCTTGCTACTTCAGCATGTCTAGCAATTGCGTTCTCTCGTTTCTCTTCAGCCTTTCTGTCTTTCTCGATTTCCCGTTCTTCAGCTATTCTAGCAGATTCGGCTAATCCCTCTGGGGAGAATGCTCCAATCCCCAATTTCTTTGATATTCGATTAATGAATGGCTTTAGATTTTTATTTATGATTATTACAGTGTTCAATCCATATTTTGTTATGATTTGTAGATATTCATCGAAATCATCATCTGGAACATCAGCATCTGGATTTCCAATTATGTTCCAGAATTTCTCTGGAACTTCTTCATGATCAAGTGTCGCTTCGCATATCACATGATATGGGTACATTTGATCATGAGTCATTGGATTCTTAGTCTTCGATGTTTTGAATATAACTGATCTTCGTAAATTAGGATCGAGAGTATTTAGTCCAATTGCTTTCAGTATTCTATTAATAGGCTCTACAATTAAAACAAAGAATTGTTGATCTAAATCTAGTTCAGGAACTATCTCGGTTGGATATTGCCCTGGGTTATATGCAAATAGATCTACTCCGAATTCATTTGGTTTACAATATAGCATTTGATATTTACTACCTTGTCGAATCCTAGGATATCTACCTTCTAATTCATTTTTAATAATTAAGTGATTGTGATGCATTACCGCCTTTGGTCCATTCGCTGCTCCTCCCTTTAATATGAATTTAGCTTCACTCTGAACGTATTTATCATATTGTCGCAGGTTAAAACTTTGTGAGAATTCATCAGGATGAAGAGTTAAAAATTCTTCTTTAACTTTCTCTATCATTGTAACTAAATCCTGTTCTAAATCAAAGTTAACACCCGTCTTCAATAGGTATTCGATGAATGCAGTTTGGTGCTCTCTTGCCCATATTGGATATGATGCTTTAATCGGCTCAAGTCCCTTAATCAAAAGGTACCTGTCATACATTGGATATAATTCCTCATTTGGATTAGGTTCATATGCTACTTTAAGTACATAATTCTTTTTCTTAATCCAAACTGCGGTAGTTGCAATAAGCTCCAATTTAAACGTTTGACGATTCTCAGTATTAAATCTCGCTGACCATTTGTCAAAGGCAGTATCGTAAAATTCCATAATACGATGTTTATCGATCTCAATACATAATCGCATGTTTTCATCTTCAGTTAAATCCAATCCTTCTATTGACAATATAGCAGGCTCAAAATTAACATAAGTTGAATCTGTATCTGTGTATACTGCAATGATTGTATCAGATGGAATCTGATTTATTTTATGATTAGCATATCCGAGTTTTTCATGAAGTTCGGTATCTAGATGCCATCGGTTTTTAAAGTAAAAATCAATTGCCTTATTCGCAAACTTAATCATATCTTGTCCCTGGAGTGTAATCGACTGGGCGATATCTGGATTATAAAAATAAAACCACTTATTTCCGAAGGCTCCGTATATCGAGTTAATAAGAATCTTGATGGCTCCTTGCCTCAGGCTTAATTGTTTGATTTTTTTAGAATTATCTTCCATGTGCTCAAGTTATATTTTGTTATATCTTATATAAATAATTAAAAGAAGGTTTTAATTATGGAAGATCACATAGATCAACTCACGGGAGAACTTGCTGTATTTGAAGCATTCCCATACCTAGCGTCATTTCCGTTTCCAGATTATACAATGCAGCTGGATTCAATGGAAGACTACGCTACGTCAGCAGGAATAGATCCAATCATAATTAAAGCAGCCAGTAACTTTGTAAAACCTGAATTCGTAAACTTTAATTACGTCGGTAAATATACTAAAATCACTTTATCGTTTTATACATATGACTTGGTTTTTATTTCAGAGAACGTAGACCACATAAAGAAGTTAGATTCAGTTAATCATGATATTAACACCGGGTTAGATAGCAGGGACATTATTGTAAAAATAGAAATGATTAAGAAAGGTGAACTATTCTTAAAGAAAATAGGCACGAGCCTAATTGCTGGAAAAGCATTCAGTGGATTATTAGATTCATTACTTGGAGCTAGTGATATCGTAATAGATCAAAGGGATCTTAATAAAATTAAATCAATGTTTAAAACTGTAAACTATGAGGAGTATGACGAAGAAACAAGGAGATGTATTATGTCATATTATAACATACATCTACATCACATCAAGATATTACTAGGAATAGTGATTGCAACCAAAATTCATTAAATAATAAATGTTATGGCAAGGACGACATTGATGAAGAAATCGCAAAGTGGGAAGATTTAAACTGCCAGGGCTAATTAGTAAAACATGATGAATAAATAAACAAAAGGTATTAAAACTTTTAATGTTTCAAAAGTATAAGATTAAGTTATGAATGATCATTTAGAATTAAATTTAACAGAAGAGAAGCCATCGTTGACGTTTCAACGATTGATACAAACAGATGGAGAGAATAATTATTTCAATGGACTAGGAGAGGCTATAAATCTTGCATCTGAAATAGCAAACGATGTACTTGACGAACAAGTTAATCATGAAAAATATGATGGAAATAATGATACGTCAAAATCTACAACTAACAACCGTCAAACTAAAGTTAATAAGACGGTAAACGTTGTATTGGACGAACAAGTTAATCATGGTGAATTGAATATCGAGACGAGATTAGATGATTTTAGATTGAAACCTGATGATATTTATATAAAGGAAACGATTTCACCTAAACGAACTAAGTCAACTAGTCTTAGTGTTCCAAAAATGGAAAAGTCTAGTGATAAGAATGTAAATAGTGTCATTAATGAAACGCGTACTATTGATAAAAATAATTCTAATCATAGGTGTCGATCTTATGAAGATTATACTAGTAGAATTGGCTAGGAAGATCTGTTCAATTTAGACTAGAGAGTAAAATCCTCTAGTTTTACTCTTTTACTTCCAAGAATTTCAAAGTCCTGACTCTTATAAATATCATGCCTAACTTCTGAATGTCGTACTGAATATCCTTTTAAGTCATCGATGATATCCCAGATAACAACAACATTCTTTCCAACTAGGAATCTCATTCCACGTCCAATTGCTTGTCTAATTGTTATTTCAGCCTTAGTTGATTCAGCAAATATAATATGATGTAAGTTCTTGGCATCAATTCCTACCGCAAATGTTCCGTAACTTGCACATATAATCACATCATCATGAGATTCTAGAGTGTTTTTAGCAAGCTCACGGTCTGATGTGTCAATTCCTCCGTCAATATAGAAAGTATTTTCATTCCATGCTTTAATTGAATCGTATATACGGACTCCATATTCATTCTTAATATCTGAGAATAATATCAAAGTGTTCTTTCCAAACTTCTTAGTAAGTCTACTTATGAAGTTTAAACGCTCATCACTATCAAATATGATTTGCTTTTCAATCTCTAACATACGCTTACCAAACTCCTCGGGCTTATTGAATTGATCCTTTATTTTCTTACGTAGTTCTTTATCAGTTTGAATTTTGATGTACTCTGCGACTGCTGGATTATCCTTACTATATTCTAAGAATACCTGTTTAATCTTAACATCTGGTGAGTAATCATTGTCCATTAGGAATTTAGCACTAAGTGTCATAACAAGTGGACCAGTTCTTTCTTGCATTGTATAGAAATTAGAATACTCTAAATCAATTTTCATTGTTCCAGATAATCCAAGTTTATATTCCCAATTTACACATGATGCTAATATATCTCCAATTGACTGACTTGCAGATTTATGTGCCTCATCAACACATACAACAGAGAAATCTGAGCATATATCCATAATCTTAGCGGATGCAAGTTTACGTTTAATATTCATTATGTCACCTTGACGCTTCTCCTCTTCTCCTTTCTTAATACCCTTCATAATTAAGTTCCCAAGTTTATTATTTAAACATTTAGGAACAATATTAAGCATACTTTGATATGTTGTAATCATCATGTCACATTCTGCGAACTTAACTGGATCAAACTCTCCTTTCTTACCACCGACCGTATGGATATTCCAATCAACTAGTCCGTTTGAATATTGTTTGAATGCCTTTGCCGTTTGATTCACAAGACTTACGTTAGGAACAATAAGCAATGCCTTCTTTCCTTTACCAATTTTTCCTATAAATTTTAGAAAAGAATTGTACGTATAAAATATAGAAGTTTTTCCACTCGAGGTTGCGAGTTCCTCACAGCAAAACTTATACTTAATTGCTCTAAACGCTCCTTCGTATTGATAGTCCCTAGGATAAAACGGCTCGCCCTTATCAGTAGTGATGCCTTTATAGAGTGCATTAACGAATTTCTCATAGTTGTGACGATTTATTTCTAAATCTAAGTGATTTTTAATTCCTTCAATTTTGGTTTCGATTTGATAGATTCTTGAGAACTCTGATACTTCTCTCCATAATCCAATTGGGATTGTGAAATCCTTCGTCATGAAATGATCCATACCATCCCATGTTCCGTTTTCAACCGCTTGATTAAACGCCGCGTCCTTAGACTTCTTTTTAAAAAAGCTATACATATAGTCTCTTTCAGATGTAAGAGAATAAGATGTAATTTTAAGATTTTTATTATCGTCGGTTATACCGAATTGTAACATTTACATGCCTAATGTTTTTTCTATCTCAACTCTTGTTTTTATACCGAACAATACGTTATCGACAGTTTTAATGGAATCTACAAAGAATGTAATCTGATTTTCAATAGTGTCTACCATTTCCTTTACGTTAGCAGTTTTACCATCGATAATAACAGTCTTTTCATTGTATTGATACCTATGTTGAATACTTGTGGATAATTCTTCCATCATCGAACTTCTAGCATTTCTATATGCTTTCTTAACGGATGATAGATTCTCTATTAATATGTGGCTATCTTCTAATAATCGCTGACGCATAGATAGCATTTTAACTTGAACTTCCTTTAGCCCATGCATCCCAGTTCTCATGAGATCAATACTTTCTCTTATCTCATTTGAGATAGTTCCACGTGTATTATTATATTTAGCACACAATTCCTCCAAAGGATCTTTCGACTTTGGAGGAGTGTCATTTATGAATTCATCTAAGTTATCGTATTCTGCCATGTAGTATTTTACTCGTAAATATTTTACGGTTTTACAAGTTCTTTAACATTTTAACTAATTCAGGTTGTGGGAAACAGTCGAATTTATCTTTTCTAACTGTCGTGTGAGTCCATACACCTTTTACTTTTCCATTATATACATCGCTGTTGAATTCGAATGCATCCTTTGGAGAAACTCCGTCCTTTAATAATTTAGGAATTCCAGCAAGTATATCGATCTTTGGATATGTTTTACCAACGTGAATTAATAATAATCTCAAACTTTTAATTTGAGCATCAGTATATTTATGCCAATATTGATGTCCTCTAAATTTGTAACCTAAATCACAAACCATATCTGCAGGTACTTCAACGTTTACGTAGTTATAATACTTATCACCTTGCTTTTCAGCATATCCGAAGTTGTTAATTTCAACACCTGATGAATATTTAGAAGTATTAAAGTCTCCTACTTTTCCTAAGTGCCAACCTACATAATTATTAGGGAAACATTCTACTACTGTGCCATCATATTTAGAATCTTCATATTTACCTTTTGCAATTGATGTTCCACCTATACAATATTGAGTACATACTCGTCCTCTATCATCTTTGTTCCAAGAATTAATTGTAGCATATGGATTATTCCATCCGGCAGTGTGGTGAATAAAAAAGATAGTAGGTTCTAATTTTCCGTAATCTCTTACGTACTCATCTGAATCAAGATATGCTCTATCGATAACTAAACCATCTGCAGTTTTATAACTTCCATGATATACAAGCTTATTATCTTTGTCGTTCGAATCATCGAATCCAGTTCTATCAGTATCGATACTTAATCCACCCCTTGATAGTGCTTTCATTGTTGCTGATCCTACGATACCATCAGCTGTTAGTTTTTTAGATTTTTGGAATTTTATAACTACCGCTTCTGTATATGTACCGAAGTCACCATCTGCCTTAATTCCAAGTAATACCTGAAGCTCTTTTACCGCGTTGCCTTTGTCGCCTTTCTTTAAAATCATAATAATCGTGTTTATTTTTAGCCTATAAATTTATAGTATTTAGAGTCTATTGAATAAAAATCTTCAATATCCATATCGTCAATATCATTTGATGTTAATAGGTTCCCACCGATATCAACGTTGTCTCCATCAACATATAATGAAGGAGCATCAGTTCCGTATTCTCCTATTATTATTCTAAGTATATCAAATCGTTTCTCAAGTTCCAATACACGCTTAGTTAAATCAGATTCTTCTGCAAATATGAATACACTTGGATATTTATTATGCTCTCCATCTGATCGCATTAAATGGAATTCCTGTTCGATGTATTTCTCATCGAATAAATCCCTATCAATACATTCAGATCTACTTTCAACATCTTTAAAATCTATAATGATGAACGGCAATTTAGATTGAATTGTATTACGAACATCTGGCCAAGAGTAGTGTTTTTCTAAACTTTTCTTCTCTAGATCAGTATATTCTTCATATAAACGAACATATTTAAGACGCATGTGTATTGCTTTTGTTTATTTATTCATTTTAAAACCAATTAATCATATTTTATAGTTAAGTGACTTAGTTTAACTGGAATCGAATAAATAAAATAAAACAAAGATGGAACACTTTAGAGACTGTCCAATATGTAATATATCAATTGAATATTCTACTAAGTATACATTGAAATATGCGAACAATAGAAATTCATTTTGTAAATCATGTCGAGGAACTAGTAACTTTAATAAGATGCATAATAAAATGAAGTCTGGAGAATTAGAATATGGTTTTTCTAATAAATCTCATACTTCTGATACTAAAAATAATATTAGTGATAATGTAAAGATCGCATATACTGATGGGAGGCTAAATGTTACTGGAGAAAACAATCCAATGTATGGAAAACATATTCCAAATAAATATAAGGGCATAACATATGATGAGCGATTTGGTAGAGAAAAATCTAAATTAATTAGGGAGAAAATATCCAAAAAGAATATAGGAGAAAATAATCCTATGTATGGAAAGCCATCTCCGATGGGATCGGGCAATGGGCGGTCAGGTTGGTATAAAGGATGGTATTTTAGAAGTATATCTGAATTGTCATATATGATTAATATAATTGAAAGGTTTAAATTAGAATGGAAACCAGCTGAATCCAAAAAATACATGGTTCCATATAAATATTTTGACGGAAGAAATAGAACATATATGGCTGACTTTATTATATCTACTAAATACATGGTTGAATGTAAGCCTAAGAAACTTTGGAATTCTAAAGTAGTACAATTAAAGAAGGATGCAGCTGTTATTTTTTGCGATGATAATAATCTGAAATATAAAATGGTTGAATGTGCCAGACTAAGTAAAAATGAGATTATTGATGTTTACAATAGTGGCGATTTGATTTTTACAGATAGATATGACAAAAAATTTAAATTATTATGATAGTATTATGTGAGGGGCCCCGTGGAGCGGGAAAATCGCACTTGGTTGATAATTTCTTCGCTCAGAACACAGACGATAGGTTCATTTATTACAAGTGGAACTTTGCAGGCTGGGTTGAATTTCTAGGACTAAAGGACATAGGTGATGTTACTCACTACTTTAGCTTAGCAAACATTCTAACTATTCTTGAAATGGGAAACACTACATTTAAAGATAAAATATTAGTCTTAGACAGATCAATATTTTCAGCTTATGTATGGGCAACATATAGAGATAGAATACCGAAGCATGCGCTTATTGAGGAATTTCATAGAATAATATCAGGTCCATTATATCGCAGTTGTGAATTAATTTATATGAATAGAGATAATTCAGTAAAGGCGTATGATAGAGGAAAGAAGGATATATTTGATCAATACGAAGATTATCATCGTGAGAAACAAGAGTTCGATGAATGGTTCACAATATTTAACGAGCAGATAAATGATAATACTCGCGGAAACAGCACAATACTCTTTAATAATAGGTTCGATACTAAAAGTCAGACTGAATTCAATAAATTATTGAATAGTTTAGTTGATAAATAATAAAAAATTCATTGCCGTGAGAAATCGAGTAAATAAATTTAGACAGTTCGAGAAAATTAACGAACAAGAAGAAGCTAAAGCAAAATCAGCACCATTAAAGGGATATAGCGCAGATTCATTAGTAGCTAGAATTAGTGAATTAATGGAAATCATGTCAGATAGAGTTAAGTTTGGAGTTCCTGCAGATAATAAGGGATATTCATTATCGTACCGTGATGCAAACGGAGCAATCAATAAAATTAAAGACATTGAGCATTACTATTCAAGTAAGGGAGAGGAAGTTAAATTCTACTGCTGGTCAATTAGTTATGCAGGTAGTTGGGATGCTACTAAAAGTCTAAGAGGCAAAATAGATGAGTATGGTGGATTTGGAAACGAATCAAACATGAATCTTAAAAAAGTGATTGGATATTTTAGTAAGAATTCAGAGGATGTAGACAACGTAAGAAGTATCTCGATATCTATTGATTCTAAATCTATTAGAAAGGATTCAGCAAAAGTTGAAAATGATGTATCTAGTGAAAATCCACAACCTTCTAAAACTGATGGTGAAGTTTAAGGTATAACAATTCAATACTATTCATAAAATGGCAGGGATTAATAACTTAAGACAAGTACACGATAAAAGGGGAGATGAATTTTTAAATAATCTTCTAAATAACTTTGTAGTAATAAACGAGAATATCGAAGGTAATTTCTTTGGAGTTAAAAAGGATAAAGATAGCGGGAAATTCCGTTATTTCAAAAAATCAGGAGAGATCACATATGTTGATCGAATGCTGATGAAGTTCTATAATCCAGCTATTGCATATTTCGAAACTTTATCAGAAGATAAGAAATCAAGAATCCCATCTAACTTTTATTTCGGATTTGAATTCGTAACATCAAGAGACAAGAAATCGTCTTCATTTAATAGATCTCCTAAGAATAATTTAATACTTTCATACATTCACCGATTAGGTGAAGATGGAAAACCTGAAGAAACATTACAGACTAAAGATGATTTAGATAGATGGGCATATTACTTAGAAGTAGAAGCTCCACCTATTATATTCGAAGGTAAATTAGATGATGATCAAAAGAGAGACATCTTAGAATTCGTTTATGCGAATGATGCAGATCTACAAGATAAGTTTAAAACTACATCATTTACCAAATATATTATCTCGATAATTAATTCTGGAGAAAGAGAAGCTTTAACTAGAAAGGGATTCAATGGAGACATCGATAGTATCATATTTAGATTCTATGATGAAAACGATGAGAATGCAAAAGCAAATGCGTTTCTTGCAAAATTAGTTGATCCAATGTTTAGCATTAGATCTACAACTGATAAAAAGAAAGAGAATACATCAAATGATTACATATGGTTAATCGTTATCGATTTAATGAATAAGATTGAGATGTATTCAGAAGAAGAGTTAAGAGCTATGTGCGATGGTGAAGATGATTATGACGCAAAATACATTAACTTAATAAACGCGATATATAAGGACTTCATTAAAGAGTATTCTAACAAGTATGATGGACTTCAATTAGATATTCCTGAATATTTAAATAGACCAGAATTTGAAATAGAATATGACTTGATCCAAGATGAAGCAGTAGTTAAATCTATTCAGGGAAATGATACATTCAAAGAAATTTATAGAATACTGATTAACTTCTTTAGAAAAACTAGAAAGAAATCTTCTTCTAGCTTTTTTAGTCCTGAATTATTAAACCAACTTAACATTCAGATTACTAAAATCAAGAGAGTGATAATGGGTGATGTTCTATATGAAGGATTATTTCCATCATTTGGAGAATTCATGGGAGATTCACTTTTTGTAGGTGAGAATGAAGACTTTGAAACTAAAAGCAAAGCTAATATTAAAACTGAAAAGGTAAATGTATTAATTGGAAGTTTCCAACCAATTCACAATGGTCATATTAAAGCAGCTGAGAAATTAAAAGCTAAAAATGGTTTACCTTGTGTATTTGTATCAATTAATAAAAAGAATAGAAGATATCCATTTTCAGAGAGATCTGTTCTTATAATGCTTAAGAAGGTACAACAGAGCAATCCAGAATTAATTAGAGATGTACAGATCGTAGGATCTGGATCTATTAAAAATATATTATCAGGACTAAGACCTCAATTTAGTCCAATATTATGGGGATCTACTTCAAATAAAATAAAGGACTATGTTTTACAACTAGACCATGTTAAGAAGAAAGATATTCCATTAAGATTAGATGACGAATTCAAATTGATTGAAGTTCCAAGTTATCAAAAGTCAATAGATGTTATCGCAGCTATTGAAGATGGTGATTTTAATACGTTTAAAGCAATGGTTCCTAACACAATAGCTTCTGAATTTTTTAATTTACAGAAGGAACTGGAGTTTTACGAAAAGTAATATCGCTATTGGAAGGTGTAGCTAATTCCTTTCATTTTACGAAACTAATGAGCTGGTTTCTAATATAATAAAAAGAAATATTAATATTGCATGGAATTTAAAGAATTAAATCAAGACAACAAAGACTTTATTAAGCATACCTACCAAGACACATCTATTAAATGGGAGGATCGAATGGCGATACTAGCAGAGTATATTGGAAAATCATCAAGAACCGTTCAAAAGTGGGTAGCTAGACTTAATATAACATTAGGAACAGCAAATTCTCCAGCCGAATCACCAGAATTTTTAAAGGCTAAAAATAGAAAATTCAATCAAAATAAAAAGAGGTTCATTATCACATGGGCTCAAAACAATACACCAGTTCATCCTGTATTTTTAAAGAATATAGAATCATATGCTAAGCACATCAAAGCGGATATTCATGTCATTGCTGGAAGATATAAAAATCCAACATCGGTATTTACAGATAAGAACCATGACGTATGGCACGGTCCAGTATTAAAGTATTTAGATGCAGCTAGACATGATGTACATAAATATCTTTCAATAATGTCAGATGTTAAAGTTCAGCCAACTGCAGTTAATCCAATGACTGGGATGCAAGGAATGTCAGGAATCAATTCATGTATATTTGGATCTCCTAAACTTCAATTGGAAATGATTCCAGTTCTTGAAGGTTGTAAACCTAAAATGATGATGACTACTGGAGCATGTACTAAAGCTAATTACACAGATTCTAAATCAGGTAAGAAAGGAGAATTTCACCATACATTAGGATTCGTAGTAGTTGAAATCAAAGATGATGAAACATTTTACACGAGACAGGTATCAGCAGATGATGAAGGTAACTTTACAGATTTATATTACGATGTATGGTTCGATGGAGAAGAGCAAGATATAGATTTTTCAAATGAGACATTTCCATTAATTGCTAAAATTGCATGGAAGAGAGATAATTTCGGAGAGGAACCTACAGAATGGATAGGAGAAACTGATATCGCTAGAGTAACAAAAGTAGATGCTTGTGTTCTTGGAGATTTACACTTCGGCAACGAGGATCCAGAAGTAATTGAGGGAAGTAAGAAACTCATGGAAAATTTAGTTCCAACTCACGTTATTTTACACGATGTATTCGATGGATCTTCTATTAATCATCATGAATCAAAAGATCCATTTGCTCAATATAGAAAAGAAGTAAATGGAACTAATGATTTGAAGAAGGAAGTTGATTATATGTTGAATCAATTAGCAATGTTCGAGGAATACGAGAATGTCGTTGTTGTTAGAAGTAACCATGACGATTTCTTAGACCGATGGTTAAAGAATGAAGATTGGAAGAAGATGCCAACAGCAAAGAATTCAATGGAATACATGCAATATAGTCAAATACTTCTTAAACAATATGGAGAAGATCCACAAGTTAAAGGAGTTATTCCAGAGCTAATTAATAATGTATTTCCAAATTTCATAACATTGGGCCGTAGCGACAGTTACATCGTTAATGGATGGGAACTAGCATGTCATGGAGACATTGGATCAGGGGGATCAAGAGGATCAATACAACAATTCAGAAAACTTAACACGAAGATTGTAACTGGACATTCACATACTCCTGGTAGATTTGACGGAGCATTAGCAGTTGGAACTTCTACCATAATGAGAATGGGTTACAATATTGGGCCAAGCAATTGGTTACAATCCCACGTTATTATTCACAAAAGTGGAAAGGCCCAGCATGTTCACTTTATCGATGGTGAATATACTACATTTAAATAATTTAAGATATTAGAACTGAGCCAGGCTTAGATGTTGCAGCAAGTAGTTGTTTGTCATAGTAATTAGTTTTCCCAGCGTAATTCCAAAAGAATGCATTATTAGATCCAAATGGAGATCTCTCAACTGGTGATATTGCTTTACTTGAGTTTGGTAACGTTGATAGAAACTCAGTTCTAGATCCAACATGTTTTTTTGCATTTGATATTAATTTAGAATCCTTCTGAGCGGATACTGCATTATTTATAGCGCCAGTTGCAGTTGTCTTATCTACTCCTTTAGTTTTCATATATGCAAGTATTGATTTATTTAACGTATCAATTGAATTCCAATTTGCACCTTTGCTGATTCCATCAGTAACTGGCTGATATTGATTCTGTGATATAATTATATCAAATATTGTTTTACCATATAATTTACCATTAATATTAAACCTATTATATATCGACTGAGCAACATCTGCCATTCCTTGCTTATTATCTATATAGTTTTCACATGCAATTATAGCAATTAAAGTCCAATATGATTGAGTATTAACATTTACAGGTATTGAATTAGACATATTAGTTTTAGATTTTGCTTTATTTTTAATATATTGTGATTTAAGTAAGTTAATTGATTGATTGTTTTCAACCCGGTGCCATATATCTTTACGAGTAGTTGACTTATATTGAAATTGCCACCTGTCTCCGGCTCTTCGATAGATATAATTTTCTCTATTTGGCAACGTATATACTTTAAAACTAGAAGTATTCTGTTCATTTAGTTTCCAATCGCTATAACCTAAAATATTCATAGTATTAAATATATTTTTATTATTTATTCTATCATATAAATAATAAAAAGTTTAAATCATATGGCAGATCCTAAACATAAAGATGAGAGTTGGAAAAACATCAATGATTGGGCAAAAGGAAAGGCCCGATTGGAAGTAGGAGTAGTTCAACATCCAGATGAGAATCCAAAAACTTCAATCATAGAATATATGCGAAAGCAGACAACTAAGAGAAAGGAATTACATATCATGCCATTCGGTCAATATGAAAAAATGGGTAAATAATGAATAATTATATTAACACATATGATAAATGGAGAAGCATAAACGAGAAAATGGTTGATGCGGACACTGCTGTGAATATTGCTAAAAGCCATGGTATTAAACTTAAACCATATAGCGCAAATAACCCAACACCAACTAAACACCTTGATAAATATCCAGGAGGAGCTCCAGAATTAATATCTGCAGTGTCTACTCACAGTAGCGCTAGTTTAGAATCAAACCTAATTGATATTGTAGATATTATACAAGATAGAACTAAAATTAGACTTAATATAACTGGAGGAAATGATCATTTCCATAGAAGTAGAGGTAGTAGACACGCAACCGGTAATGCAATAGATTTTGTAATTGACGGGACGGCAACTAATGATAAACAGGCAGATATAGAAGAAGTAGTAATTGATATTATGAAATCTGGAAAATATCCACATCTTGGAATGATTAATGAATATAAGAATCCATCTGGACGTGCAACCGCTGGACATTTTCATATATCAACAGGGTCAAGTACTGAATATTCATACTTTGATTTCGTAAAAGATGCAAATGGTAGTAGTCTAACTGGAAAAGGAACAGACTTCGATAATAAACTTGCGGCAATTGGCGGAAAAGGTAAAGTTTACCAAGGTCGAGCATTAGATGATGTAGTCGTAACTCCTAATAATTCCGGAAATGATGTAATAAGTAGAGGAGTGATTAGTGGTACAACGGATGATGGTTCATCTGAAAATACTGGAGTTAAACAATTAAGAATATTTTAATTATGAAAAACGATAAGAAAATAGAAGAGGATATGTTGGCGCCAGCTGACTCTCCTTCATTTACGCAAACCCCTATGCATCAGGTACCTGCAACAGCTTCTCCTGGAGATAACATGGATATGTTTGCACTTTCCGGACCTGGAAAATCTAAAACTACAAGCACTTCGGGTAGTAAAAAATATAGAAAGAAACAAACACAGAAGGAATCTGCAAGTTTCCCGTCTAACACGGTATTAACATTTCAAGATTTCATGAATCAGAGAAGCACTAAGTAATCGGGCAATCAACTTTCTTTCTATGATAAATAATAAAAAGACTATTTATAAATGGGAATTTTACAGAATATAGGAGATGCTTTCAACGGTGGATTACTTAGCAATGAAATAGGAGATGAGTACTCAGTAATTAGAACTCAGTATATTGAGTCAGAGAATGATGACCCTGCTGCATTTGTTGATAAATTAGGTGGAGTACCAGGATCATACTCATTATTTAACCCATTTAGGATTTTTAGATATAGTGGATTTGGATTGAATGAACAAGCATATGAAAGAGATATGCACTTCGATAATGCAGGTTCGTCAGGTTCGTCAGGTTTGTTAAATAGGGTAATTAATACATTTGCTGAAGATACACAAGATGCAGCATCTTCAGCAAGTGCCGTTCTTAAATCTTTCAATGAGGTTAAAAAGTCAATGGAGAATCCAACTGCATCTGATATAATTAGATGGGCACATAAAGGTGAAGCAGAATCACCTGTTCCATATTCTCCTCAAGATTTCCTATGGTGTAAGTATTATGGAAAGGTTCCTAATAATAGGATGGTTACTTTAAGGAGATATCCTATGCCAATTGAAGATGATATTAGAATTCATAAAGATAAGTCTCCGGCTATTCCTATTGCTCAGGCCGTTACATGGTATGGTAGTGATATTGATAATAGCTTAAATGATATATTAAATATTTCATGGGGATTAAATTGGACTCCTAGAGAATCTAAGGTTCAGGATATTGCCGGAAATGAAATAACAGTTGAAGAAATAGCAGCTGCTGCCGGTTTAACTGGCCCTGAAAATGAAAAGATTATAAGCATATTAAAATCTCAAGTATTCTCAGGAAATGGAACTCAAGATATATTAAAATTATCAGGATATGATACTAATATTCAACAATATATTAAGGATGCGTACGGATCAGATGGACCATATTGGAATAGAATATTAGGGCCAGTCAATGTTGTTGATAAAACACTCATTAGAGATAGAGGATTTAAAGATACAACAGTGAACCCGATTAAGGTAAAATTTGAGTATTCACTTAGGTCTTATGGTGGAATCAATCCAAAGATTGCATTCTTAGACCTTCTAACGAACTTTCTAAGTTTAACATATAATACTGCTCCGTTCTGGGGAGGTGGCGCTAGATACTTCCAGAAGACTGGAGTAACTACACCTAATTTTGGAATGGAGAACTCAATGTTAGACGGAGATGTAGCTGGTGGATTAACACAAGGAGCAGAACAACTTGCGGCATTAGCCCAAAAGAATATAGCAGACTTAGTAGATTTCGCAAAAGAAATAGCAGGAGGATCATACGACGGAAAAGGCGGAGCGTATGATCAATCAAGAATAAACGAAAAAAGAGATAAACTACATGGTAAATTTGAAGGAAATGCAGATCCTATTTCTAAAATGTTGGCTCCTAGATTAGGAAAACTAATGAGAAAACCTTTGATTTATAGAGCGATACTAGACGGTAGAGCAGTCGGTGAATGGCATCTTACTGTTGGTAATCCAATGAACCCAATTGCAATGATTGGAAACTTATGTTTAGCCGATGTAAGTATGAAAATTGGAGAAACTTTAGGTATTGATGATTTTCCAACGGAATTTTCATTTACTGTTACATTAAATCATGGTAGACCAAGAGCTAAACAGGATATAGAATCTATGTTTAACTTAGGTAATGGTAGAATGGCATTTGATCAATTGGCTCCTCCAAGTTCATCATCGAATTCACTTGGCGAATATAATACTAGAAAGGCTAATGCGTGGATCGAAGGTACAAACCCAGAGGATGCAATATCTGCAGGAACTGGAGGAAACGTTAACGCAGTTGCATCGAATATTATCGATGCTATGTTACCTACATCTAACTCAGCCATTAAATTTGACGCAGTAGGAGGAGCAGGTAACTTAGAAAAAATAGTCGCTAGATACAAACGACAAGTAGGTAATATGTATGGATCATTCTATGAAGCTAGTCCAGTATTAACCGACTATTTTAAAGATTTAAAAACTAAAGACTAATTATGTTAATAAGTAAAATATTATCTAGAAAACGAACTATAACTAAATATGATCAGCAGGTAACTGATTTAATTTATAGCACCTTTTCATTCCCACGTGGATCAGATGGGGCGGGAGTTACTGCAGTTAGTGAATATGAAAACATGAGACCTGATTTAATGGCAAATCGTTTATATGGAGATCAAACCAAATGGGATGCAATGTTAAAGTACAATGGTATATCTAATCCATTTTCAATTCAAGCAGGTGATTTATTATATGCATTACCGTTCTCATCATTAGAATCAGTATATGTTCCACCTAGAGTATTAGCAGAAAGAGAACAAAAGAAGGAATCTGGAGCTAATTTGCCGGTCATAAGTAAGAAAGATAAAAACAGAGTTAATAATTTAGCACGTAAAAATCCTAAGAACCGCGATGGTGTAAATATCGGAGCAAATGGAGAACTTCCTCCTAATCTATCTAAAGTAGGAGACAAGAGTGTTAAAGTAAAAGATGGAAGATTGATATTTGGAGAAGACGTAACGACAGTTAATAAAGAAAACTGTCCAGTTCCTATTTCAAGATCTAGATTACAAACTGCATTACTAAAAGATAAATTATTTTTATAATAAATGGCTAAAACAGATTTAATAACAGTAATAACTGATCCAAAAATTCCACTTAAGGAATTATGGACAACAGATGATTCTCAGGTGACACCTGAGAATCCGTTCTATATACCAGGAAGAGGAGTTAGAAATGCTAAGACGAAGACTGGATCTGATAAACCGTTCGTTAAGATAAATTCTATTCCAATTTCAGACATTGATTTATTGATAATTGATGAGACTGGTATTGTTCCAACTGTTAAAATAATATTTGTTGATGGAACCGGAGCACTGACCGGAGCAAATTATCCTAAGAATGATCCAATTATGAGTGTTTACATTAAACCTCAGAATGATAAGTTTAAACCAATTCGTTGTGATTTTTTAATTACAAGTATAAAAACAAATCAAGATGCTATATTGAATGCGGAGAACATTGATAGTGGAGCAACGTTCATTATGATTGGAGAATTATATATACCTAAGATTTACAAGAATGTATCTAAGAGCTACAGATCAATGAATTCAAAAGATACATTGAAACAAGTAGCAGCTGAAACAGATCTAGGATTTGCATGTAATGATTTTACACCAAATGATAATATGACATGGTTGAATACTAATAAGAGTAGCTTGAATTTTATTGATCATGTTTCAAAACATTCCTATCTAGATGATGATTCATTTTTCACAACGTTCATTGATAAATTCTATCACTTAACTTTTATTAATATAGCAGAACAGTTGAATCCACTGAATGAACATAATATGACATATGACAATATGGTTGATTCTTCGGAATTAGATATATCACAGGACGTAACTGATGGAAAGAATCCAGAACTAGCTAAAATGTTAAGCGTATCTGGATTAACAAATAAAGATAATTATAGGGGTAAACCTGAATACATTATCAATTATTCACTAATGGGTAGTAATGGAAGTATATTAAAGACTAAAGGATATAAAAAGAAGATTTATTATTATGATGCGGCATTGGCAAATGATAAATTTACTAGCTTCTTTGTAAATCCTGTTCAAATTAAGGGATATACTGGTAACAATAAAGGATTAGAGCCCGATGATGAAACATTAAGAGATTCTATTATTAAAAAATGGATGAATATTGATTATGGTAACGCACATGCAGAATGGAATGCATCGGTTTTAATAAATGATCACAATAATAGTGAGCTTAATAAAGTTAAGTTAAAGGTTGAAACAGCTGGAGTTAATTTTCAGGTCAATAGAGGAATGGCAGTTCCAATAATGATGTACTTTCCACCAATTACTACAATGGAAAAAAGTATTCAAACTAAAGATGGAAACGTAGACGGTAAATCGGCTGTTCCAATTAATATACAAGATTCTATTCCAGATACTATTATATCTGGTAAATATTATGTAAGCGGTGTTAAATATATCTATGATAGATTAGATCCCTCGTTTCCATTTAAAACTGAATTTCAATTAGCACGAGTTAATTGGTTAGGTGAAAAAAATATAGTTCAATAATGCCACATAATTTTACAGGATTAAACCTAAAACATAACAACTTTAGAAAAGGAATATTCGTAGATCCTTTCGATGAACCTACGTATTTGACATTCGCAATTGATTTCAACTTTGAAGAAATACCTGTTCCGAATCCAACATCTGAAGTAGCACTAATGAATAGTCCACTATTTAATACTGGAGGATATTCAAGTGCAATTAATTTCTTAATAAGTAGAGGATATAATCCACAAGCAGATGGACTGGCTACATTTAGAGAAATATTGAGATATCTTACATTTAACGCACCTTGGTATTTCCAATCAGTTGAAGGATTAGGTGAAATGTACGCGCAAAATACGGATCAAAGTAAGGGATTAAAGACTAAAGACATATCTCTAACTATTAAAACATTAGAGGCAGTCGATTTACGCATACATGAACTTTCTGGATTATATCGTAATGCAATATTCGACAATAAATTTAGAAGAGAAAGAGTTCCAGATAATTTAAGATGGTTTTCAATGGATATTTATATTGCTGAATTTAGAAACCTTAGATATAGACTTCCTGGAATTGGACAGAATGTAGCAAATGCATTAGGTGTAAATAGTGGCGCAATTGGTAATATAGTTGGAGGTGGAAATTCATTCTCAAACGTAATGGATCAATTCGGATACGTTAAATTTGAATGTAGACAATGTGAATTTGATTTCTCAGATACTTTACCAATCGGTAGATCAGTTGATATTGGAGGACAAGGAAGAAAGTCAGAAGAAAATTCATTCAAGATTAAAGTTGGATGGGTAAATGAAGAGGCTAAATTCGGAGATGGAAGTAAGATATACGATGATCCAATCAAAACTGATATTAGAAACCCATGGGGATCTAGAAACGTAGGCGCAGGAGTACAAAACGCAGGATCATTCCTAAGTGGATTACCAGTAGTAGGAGATGCATTATCAAACGCTGGTCAAAAGGTAATTAACGGACTAGCTCAAGTAGGTGGATTAATTAATCCAGCATTAGAAGCAGCTAGTAATTTCATAGATAATCCAGTTGTAAACTTAAATGATGTATATGGAATAGGATATGAGTCAAATGGAGATACTAAACCTAAGTGGAATAAACCGAACAACGGGAACGTTTACTAATAAAAACAGTATAAATTTATATGAGTGATAAAACTGGAGAAATTAATAAAAGAGATGAGGACTACATAGATAAAGCATATCTAGGAGTAGTTGAAGATCCAAATGATCCTAATAAAGAAGGACGATGTAAGATTCGAGTGTTCGGGATGCACGAAGATGAGATCGAAACAGAAGATTTACCATGGGCATATCCTAAACAGAAATCTGCGTTCTTTGGACAAGACGGACAAGGTGGATCTATTTCTATTCCAAAGAAGGATTCAGTAGTTGCCGTAATGTTTAATAACGGAAACTCTTATTCTCCAGAATACTATACGATCCAGGAACTTGCAACTGATGTTAGAAGTGAATTAGCAAAAGAAGGAGAATATTTAGGAACTCATATTGTTCTATTCGATGGCGACGAAGAATTAAAGATTTGGTTTACCGTAGATAAGGGCATAACAATGCAACTTAAGAATTCTAGAATTAATATCGGACAGGATAAGGCTATTACAGTTGAGCACGCGGATAGCTCTTCTTCCATAGAATTACGTGGAGGAGAAATAAACATAAACTCTAATAGTACAATTAACTTAACATCAGGTAGTGAGATAGAAGCTGCTTCAAATGATGTATGGATCAATGGTAACTTTGTAACCATTGGACATGGACCAGTTAAACAGCCTGCCGTACTTGGTGATAATCTATTTTTATGCTTAACTCAGTTAGCTGCAGTAATAGATGCTAAATATTATCCGACACCTGGAGTTGCAACTGGAATAGTTAATGCATATAAATCATTAGCGCTTTCACAGACAGTAGAGATTTCAATGTAAATATATAGATAAATAAAATAGATCATGAGTCATATTAAATCATATAGAAAATTCGTCAATGAATCATCACTCGATGATGATGAA